ACTTGCAAACAATTAGGATGTTCAGCAATATAATTACCAGCAAATGCAGTCTTAGGATTATTGCGGAAAGCAGCAATAACACTAAATGAAGAAACAAATATAACATTTACTTCTCCTTCAGAATAATTACCTTCTTCATCAGCAACATAACCTTTAACTGGAGTTTTAAGAGTAATAGATACTCTTTGCCAAGTAGTCATATCAGTTTCATTAATGTTACGAACTGTAGTAGTTACTACATTGTTAGCTTTAACTTTCTTGAGTTCAGCACTCACTGTTTCAAAACTTTTCATAATTCTTTAATTTTAAAATGTTTTATAATATTGTTTATTAACACTAATATATTATTTATCTAAATCACAATCTAGTTTAGCAAAACGTCTTACTTTAGTCTTTTCTTCATCAGTTAAATACTTACTAAGATATACACCTTTAAAACGTCCTTCACTATCAAAATCTTTAAAAGTTTTACTCATAATTACATTAATAAGATTAATAATTAAACTAGTACTATCTTCACAGACCGTACTAGTAACAGAACTTTATATTTATTTGGAAATGGGAAGTCTAGCATTATAATAATCAACTGCTTTATCTGTATCAAAGAGGTTTTCATTATAATCCTCTATTTCTTCAAATAAAGCTTCAGAAGCATTATAATAAGCTTTATAATCTTTAACTTCTTTACGTAGTTTAGTATTAGCTGTAACAGCATTAACTAAACTAATAGTACTACTAATAGTAGTAGCTACTAATATTAACAGCACAAAAACTGTAGATTTACTTACTTTATTCATCTTTATTATTTTTAGCATCAACAATTATATAACTACCACTTATAATAAGCAGTATAAAACCAATGATATTTATAATACTTATATCATCATCAGCACCATGACTAATAAGTACTAAAGATAATAGCAGCATTGGTACTACTATTATTTTCATTATGTATTTCATTAAGTCTATATTCATAGTTCTTCTATAAGTTTAATATTTATATTATCATTATCATCAATATCGATTAAATTATCATTGATAATATCACAATCATCAACAACAGAATAGTCTTCGAGAGTAGCAAATACTTCTCTAAATTTATCAGTATCATTAAGATTATTATCACTATTAATAGCATGAACACGCTTTACTATATTAATAAGTGAAAGAATATCATTCTTAGTAATACCTATTGTATTTTGTTTCCAAAGCATAACATTAATAAGTTTGAAAGTTAAACATTAGAACTAGTATAAGTATCAGTTATAATATCAATAGCAGTAGTAAGAATAGTAAAATAAATACTATTATTTACGTAACTAACTGAAAAATAAGATAGTATAAGAGATACAGTACGAGTAGAATAAGTTATAGTAGTAACATTAATATTACTATTTATATTATTACTATAAAGAATACGAGCAGGAGTAAAAAGAGTAATTGTAGAAGTAATTAGAAGATGAGAAAGTTGGACTGTTTCAGCAACACTATCTTTAACTTTCTCACCTTCAGTTACACATTAAATACAATCAAAACACTTATCAACACTAGCTTTTAGTTCATCATCATAAGTATCATACTCTGCTTTACGTTTATCATTAGCCCATTTAATAGACTCTACATCACCATTTAAAGCAGTAATATAATCACTTACAATTTCTCTACCTTTATCACTATTTAGTTTAATCATAATCATTATTTTTTATAGTTATTACTAGTAAGTACAATAACACCTCAGCTTTCACTACGTTCTATCTTCGACTAAGTTTATATAAAAAATAAATATATATAACTACGTTATAATATATTTATTTATTTTTTATATAAACATACGCGTGCGTGTACGTGCGTGCGTGTACGTGCGTGCGCGTTAATGTTATACCTACAAATCACTTCGATTAATATGATTATAAGGATATTCATAATCATTAATAATATCATAAATATCCTCATAATCAATATCGTTAAGCTGTAATTCTAATTCCATTAATATCAGTATAATTAATAGTTTCAAAATTATCATTTCTATCAGCAGGTTTTATATATTCACTAACATATTCTCTAGTAACTACACAAGAATCTGTATCAACAGAATAAATATAACGCTTACTAACAAGAGAAAGGTCATCTTTAACATCAGCTTTAATCTCAACTTTAATTGGTTTATTAACCATAGCTTTAAGAAGCTCAATTTTATTATTCATAATATAGTTCTCCTATACTTTAAGTTATACATTCATTATCATTTGCAATATCAATAAAAGAAGTCTTATAAAGCTTATAAAAAAGTCTTATAAGTATTCTAATTTTGATACGCAAAATTTGTTTCTTTTTTGTTGTCAACTCTTGTTACTTTATTGTAGTCAACTTGAGTTGTTTTTGTAGTCAAAGTACAATGAGTAACAAGAGCAGGAGATTTCTCTCCTACTCTTGCAATTCATTACTCAGCTGGCTTTTCAGCTGGTTTCTCAGCTGGCTTTTCAGCTTCTGCTTTGACAGTGAACTTGTGTACTGTTGGAGCAAGATTCTCAAGCTCGTCAATAGTAGCATCCATAGCATCAGCAAAAACATCATCTTCAACTTTGTGAATAGCAAACTTTCTACCACAACGACCAACTTTAATCTTAGTCAGTTTTGTATGGTAAGAAACGCCATCAGAACTTTCTTCTTCACCACTAATCTCATTGATGAAGGTGTCGCCATCTTCATAACGTTCAATAGTGACAGAAAGAGTAGCACCAATCAACAGATTATACCAAACTCCATCAGGAGTAACAGTATACTCTTTGCGGTCAAAGTCCTTGAAGTACACTTGCAAAAAGTTTGGAGTAAGATAGACCACGTGCATGAACTGCTTCAGTGACATTACCAACTCGTTGGTAGTAGTCTCAACATACTCTCCAGTATTCTCATCAGCTTTACGCTTTGGGAAACTTTCAATAGTAATGAGATTAATGTACTGACGACCTTCTGCATTAGTGAATGTACGAACGTTCTGAACTGTCAAATTAAGATTCATTGATTTCATAATAATAAGTGTTTAAATTAATGAAACTAGCCTAAGCTAGAGCATGAACCCGTTCCATGCCAAGACTTGTTTCTTTTCTTGTTGTTGAAAATTGATTCTTTCTTGTAGTCAAAAGTTTGAATTTCCTGCTTGATAGGCGGGGGTATTGATATTGTCTTTATGAGGGTGGGGGTCTAACTACATACCTCCTTGCTCATAGTTATTTATATAATTTTCTACCCCTACTTTCATTAGCATAATCTTCTACTTTTACTCTATACTATTCATTATTACTTTTACTAACATAATCTTTATCATTATTTTCTTTATTATCATTAGTTATATTATTATTATTTTATACTTTTACTTTATACTTTTACTTTATACTTTACTACCATTACTTGTTTCATAGTTTTCTTTATTATTACTACTTGTTTCAATTTTATCATTATCATCATCATTACTTTTAATTAATCATCACATTGATTTTACTATTACTTTACTTACTAATCGTGCTGATAATTATCAAATTTAGTTAATTCCGTTTAACTAATTATAATTTATTACTAATACTATTATTACTTTCATTATTATTATCTATATTTGCAGCAGTATTTCTAGCACCTACAGTATTACTATTTACTAAGTTAAGTTCTGTAGGCTGAAATAACTTAATAGTACGGACACTATTCAAAGTATTAATTTAAAATATAAAGTTATGGTTGATTTAAAAGTTAATTATCTTGGTCTTAATCAGACCTTTCGTATTCCTACTAGTATGAGTGAAGTTAACATGAATGTAATTGCTGATTACGTTAAGCATGTTAATGTTAGTAAGGATTATGCTCTTATTGCTGTTGTATTTAAAGAGCGTCCTATTACTATTGTAAGTGTTAGTAAGCAGAATAAGAATGCAAGTGTGAGTGGTGTTGCTGTTATGATTAAGAGTAATACTGATGATGAGTTTATTAAAGGCATTAAACTTGGTGAAACTATAGTTATTTCTCCTAGTGATATTGCTATGGGACATCATGTTAATTCTCCTGCTAATCCTCTTACTCCTGGTTTCTTACTTAATCTTCTTCAAACTAATACTGATTTAAATAAGAAACTTATGGGTATTGGAGTTCCTACTTATTTCGTAGATTTTAAGATTGTTCCAGTTTGTAATATTCATGGTTCTGTAGGAAAGTATGTTCCTGTTAGTCAATACTATATTGCTCCTGATGCTGGAGAAACTGCTATGGGTAAGTAATTCTACATTGAACATCTTCTACGGGGAGGCTTAAAAAGCTAAGGGAGCTTATGCTCCCAAAGCTTCATATTATAGTGTTAATAATATTACTAATATGAAATATAAAATAAACGATGAAGGTTTAGAAGAAGGTAAATTTCCTAGTTCTACTGGTAAACAAGTTCTTATTGAAAATAAAACATCTATACTTAAAACTATAGATGATAATATTATAGATAAGGACGTCGCCATGATGATTCTAGTTCAACTTGAAAAAGATGCTCAACGTCATTTAGAAGCTGATGAAGTTACTGCTATTCCTTATCTTGGTAAGATTAAAAGAAAAGCTGGTTCAAAAGCTTATGCTGAAAATAAAGAAACTCTAGATGCAGCTAAAGAAATCATGACTCCTGAAAACTTTGAAAATTTCAGAGCTGCAATGATGAGAGAAGCTGTTATTAGAGACAATGAAGCAAAAGTATATAATTATCAAGTTGCACGTATGGCTAATAAGAATGGTAAAACTTATTGGAAATGTGTTGAACGTCGTGGTAAATATTATGCTAATATTAGATTTTATTGTTTAGGTTGTTTAAATTATTCTGAACCATGCAACGAGATAGATTAATAATAGATAATCTTTTACTTATTGATGAAAATGGTATGCCTGAAGCTCCAACTATTCGTCAATTAATAGATAAAGACGTTAGAGAGCTTTATACTAGAGATAAGTCTAAAGATAAGTCTGGTTATGTAAAAGACTGTATAGTTATTTATTATCTTGGAGACCCTAAGTCTCCTGCAAAACAAAGTGGTTTAAGTGATGCTGAAGCTCTTAAAATGGCTATAGAACAAGCTGGTCTTCCAGCTAACTATATACCTAGTGCTCTTGTTTTGAAGATAATTAAAAGATATTATGCTCAAAATATAGGAGAAGCTGGTAGAGTTGTTGAGAATCTTCTTAAAACTCTACATAATGTAAATATTGCAGTTGATTCTATTAATGCTTTGCTTAACGAAAAGCTTAGAGATAGAGCTAATTTAACTATAGAGAATGTAAGTACTCTTTTAGATTTAGTAGATAAAGTTACTGCTAAAGCATCTGAGATTCCTAAGACTTTAAAATCTTTGAATGAAGCTAAGGAAAATCTTATGTATGAAAAAGAGTCTGAAAAAGCTAGAGGTGGTGGTGCTATTACTAGTAGTATGAATGCTGCTGATTATGTTTAACATTATATTGTTTAAGTTATGAATAGTATTTATGAAAATAACTTTCTTTATTTTGAAGAAGCTGAACATAAATATACTGATTCTTTAGGTAATCAATATCTTAGTGTAACTACTAATATAGAGAATTACTGTCCTAAGTTTGATAAGAAGTATTGGCTTAGAAAGAAAGCTAAAGAACGTGGTATTACTGAACGTAAACTTGAAGCTGAATGGGAAAGAATAACTAAAGAAGCTTGTGAACGTGGTACAGCTACACATAATGGACTTGAAGATGGTATTAAAGGAAGTAGTATGTTTAAAGATGCTATTCAATATCTTAATCAAGTTAAAAGTGGTAGATGTATAACTGTAGCTGATATTCCTAATCTTACAGCACATCCTCTAGATATAGAACAATTTAAAGAAGCTACTAATAATAAGTATCCTGAAATATATCAAGTATTTCAATATTATGTAAATAAAGGATATACTATTTATTCTGAAATTGGAGTATTTGTTCCAGAGTTACTTCTTAGTGGTACTATAGATGTTCTTTGTGTGAGACCTGATAGATTTGTTATTCTTGATTGGAAAACTAATAAAGATGGTCTTCATTTTACTAGTGGTTTTTATCGTAAAGATAAAACTACTAAACCTGTTCAACTTACTAGTGAATGGTGTAATACTCATGAGTTTATGTTACCTCCTTTTGCTCATCTAGAAAATTGTAACGGTAATCATTATACTATGCAATTATCTACTTATGCTAGAATGACTGAAATGATATTAGGTATTCCTTGTGTTGGTCTAGGTCTTTGTCATATTCAAACTCCTTTTGAAAAGAATAAATATGGTATGCCTTATCGTGATGTTCATGGTATGTATAAGATTGATAAAGAAGGTAAGGAAGTTGTTACTTGGTTTAAGATTAATTATATTCGTAATGAAATAGATGCTATGTTTCAAGATAGAAGAATTAAACTTAATAAACAAGGTTTATTAACTCCACAAACTGAAATACAATGGTAGAATATAAAACTAGACATGTTACACCTAATGGTGTTGTTATGGATGATTATCATTTTGAAAATGGAGTAACTATTACTCTTATTCCTTGTAAAGAAATAAATGAATTATGACAAGACGAAGACGAATTAATACTAGAATTCTTCATGTTGAAGAAGTTAGTAATATTAAGTATGTTTGTAAAGGAGTTCCAGAAGATGGAACATTTTATGTATTTGGTGTATTAAAACAATAATGTTATGGGAAATAATAAACGTAAGAAATATAAAAATCCAATGAGTGAAAAATCTAAAGAAGTAGTTGATGCTCTAGATAGATTATTTGGTATGGTTCCTAATCCTGATTGGTTTACAAATAATAAATAATAAATAATATGAATGAAGAATTATTTAATAAAGCAAGTAAAGCTGATTTCAGCAAAATACTCATCAATAAAGGATATGCCTATTTTAATAAAGGTAAGTATAATCTTAACATTATTGGTATTAGAAATGCTGGCAATAATGTTACTAATAAATTTGATGATGTTATTGTAGTAGAATATATTGATATGTATGGTATCAAATCTAGAAATATATTTGCTGCTACTACTGACCCCGGTATTACTAGTATGACTAAACCTGTAAGTTATAAAGGTTGTGCTATACTTGTTCCTGGTCAATATCGTTCTGCTTGGAAACTTGGTTATCATAAAGGTAA